AGCGTATTGTCCAGTGTCTCCTTAGAGAGTGGGGCAACGATGCCTAACTCAGTATGAAATCTAAACCCTCGTTTAAGAAAAGTTAACTCGTCAACGCTCTTATTAGTTATATCCTTAGACTTGGAGCCATCGGTGTAAGTCATACCGATCGACTCAAAAAACTCTTTCATAGAGTGAGAATCTAGGGGAAATTCTAAGTTGGCTAACTCTTTGGAAACACCACACAATTTATCATCTCCCATGACAAAATCAACTACATTGTTCAGAAAGTGACCAACACTAGGACGCTTTTTGTTTCTTACACACATCCAATAGTACCAAATTGCTGTATAAACTCGATTATATATACTATTAAACAATGCTGTAATCCACTTCCCTGACTTCATACCGTGTGTACCTAAAAATAAAGTGTTAAGAACCAGAACCCATGATCTCACTGAGTTCTCTAATAAGAAGCTAAGAATACTTTTATCTTCGTCACTGCCAACAAATTTACTTAAAACAACTTTATTGACTAAGTCTTGAACTTGAGCTAACTGTTTGGCATCCCATTCGCCTAAATCAGCGTCCCACTTGAGCTCACATTTGGATATTTCTTTATGAACTCTGGGCCACTCAGAAAATGGGTTCAAACCTATCATTATTTGGTTTTTCCATTTCTCGAAAACGACTCCTTCAAACAAACGACCCATTAGTCTTTTCATCTCATACTGGGCCAATAAATTGTCTATGGTAAATGATCTAGGTTTATTGACTTTTTCCGGCACTCTCGTCTCATCTTTCAAAGCCTCATACATCATGACATCTTCCAATTTAACTCTACCTTCCAAAATCCGAGCTCTGAACTCGAGCATACGTTTTTCGAACTCAGGGCGCATACAACCATTTTCATAGTCCAAATACTCCTCCTTATCTCCGGGGAAGAAGTAACCATTAACTGACTTTTTATTCAAAGATGGTAGATTAGCATTGCCTTTAATAACTTCATAATCAGGTAAGCTACCAAAACTGGGTATTATAACACTCAAAAACTTCTCACCAAATTCTAACTCTTCACTAATTACACTACCTTGGGGAACATAAAATCTAGAAGCCCTTACCACCACTGTCTTATCTCCGTTAGCACTCAAATTAGGTGGAAACTTAGTAGGTTCTTTTAACCCAGCCAATGGAGAGGGTACTATGTGGGTCTTCTTTTGTGGTTGGTGATAGTAATCTGTCTTACATTTAATTCCACTAAAACTTCCTTCAACTCCCAAAACATTGACATCCAATAAGTTCTTATCTCTTTCTAAACACGTCCTTATCTTATCTATCAGGGACTGGGAGAAAACTCTAGATGCCCCATATTCACCATTCCCACTCAAATGCATCCCAACAATACCTATGTCAGGATCAACCAACAAAGCACCACACAATCCTGGACACGAAATTCCATAGACTACTGGATTCTCTATAGTTCTATAAATTTCTCGCTCTAAACCTGTCTGAGGTTGCCGATAACGAATTGCAGTGGGGTGCACCGATGCACTGGCTCCTAAATCAACTACGGCATCACAGGTGACTAGATGCAACTTAGCCGTTTTACCATTATTAACTTTGAAATACTGACTCGCCTTCTTAAAAGGAGTCAGCATATCTTTGGGCAACGATAAAACTGCTATATCTTTCTCTTCTTCCATGATTTCCACAGTGAAGGGCACCATATCTAAAGCTCGCCAATCATTAGTTACAGCATCATAACTACTATAAATCGTGCATTCTTGCCTTACTTTAAATAACATGTGGGCAGGTATTATAACATAGTGGCCCGATATCAAACACTGTGTCATGGGTTGCACTCCGTTATCTCTATATAAACGAATAACTCCCATGTGACGCTTAATAGCATCTAACATAGTCGATGTATTCTCCTCAGCAATCAGAACAGTTGATGGGGTTATTTTGATCTTATGGCTCTTAACGGTCATAGACTTTCTCCACATATCCACCATACTCATATCCTCATCTTCTACTCTACCCCACAAAGATCTAATATACATTAGCCCTGCAGCCAAAGCTGCTGACGCAGAGAAATACACGACCCAATTAGGTACTTTAGAGGCGAGATCACCAACTTCAACGACCCAGGAAGAAAAATAACCCAGTAACTTACCCACATAATACGATACAAAATCTGCCGCATCAGAACAGGCTTCGACACAGGATGTCAGCAAGTCTCCCCAATTCTGGGACTGCCAGGCATCATGAAATTCCTCCTGACAATTATCCAACATGTTAGCTACCTCCAACCTCAACTGCTGCTTCTGAATCTCCGAACACGTTATAGATGTATAAATGCTCTGGTAGTACTCTTTCAGAATTTTGATCCACGCAGTAAGCCAAACTGTTATTCTAGGAACAGCATTGTCGTAACCATCGTCAAAATATAATGACAAAGGCAACTTTTTAGCCAATCCAGGTGGATACTGCGAAACAAACCGATGTTCTTTCATATCATACCTATAATACGTACACGAGTGATC